GCTTCTGGTGTTACAAATAAAGTTTATGTAATTAGAAATAGTACAGTAGGTGCTTTTACTGTTACAGTAAAAATTGAAGGTCAAACAGGAGTTACTTTCTCTGCGACAGATAAAGGAACAAAAATTCTATATTTAAATGGAACAGATGTTGTAGACTCTAACATTGGAAAATTATCTAATGATGCAGCTCCACAATTATCTGCAAATTTAGATGCAAATGGTCAAAATATTTTAATAGATAATGCTAATTTTATTGGTGATGAAAATGGTAATGAGCAAATTAAATTTTCAACAACTGCATCAGCTACAAACGAAATTACAATAGCTAACGCTGCAGCTGGATCAAGCCCAGTTATTTCTGCAACAGGTGGAGATACAAATGTTGGAATTACATTAACACCAAAAGGCGATCTTGGAAGAATTACAGCAAATGGTGAAACTAAAATATTTGGTGTATTTGAAGGTGCAACAATTTCTACAACTTTCATAACATCATTTACATATGATGTACTTACTCAAGCTGTTTATTTTCAAAACGTTGACTTAGGTGCAAACTTTACAGTTAACTTAAGAGGAAATGCTTCAACTGCATTAAACGCGGCTTTAAATACCGGTGAATCTGCAACAGTTGCATTAATCACAAAACAAGGCAACACAACATATTACAACAACGTACTTCAAATTGATGGAACAACTGTTACAGCAATTTGGCAAGGTGGATCCGCTCCAACAGCTGGAAATGCTTCATCAACAGATGTGTACTCATACACAGCATTAAAAACAGCAGCATCAACATACGTAGTATTAGCATCTATAACGCAATTTAAATAAGGAGAAGAAAGAATGCCTTTAAACTCAACACGTGGAGCAGCCTCTGCAAAAGGATTTGGATTTACAGCTGGAGCACCAGCTATAGAAGTTGATTATTTAGTAGTTGCAGGAGGTGGAAGTGCTGGCAATGGTGCAGGAGGAGCAGGTGGTTATAGAACTTCTTTTCCTGGCGGAACAAAAATTTCATTAGCAAAAGGTGTAACTGTTCCAGTTACTATAGGTGCTGGAGCACCCGCTAGTCCTAATGGAACAAATGGTATAGATTCAATTTTTTCAACAATAACTTCAACTGGAGGTGGTGCAGGTCCAAGTGTAGCTAACGCTGCGCCAGGTGGATCTGGTGGGGGAGGAGGTTACTTTATAACTTTTCCAACAGCAACAGCAACAAATTATACTGGAGGAACAGGGAATAGTCCTCCAACAAGTCCATCACAGGGAAATCCTGGTGGAAATGGAGAAGGATATGGTGTTTTCTGTGAAGACACTAATGGAGGAGGCGGAGGAGCCTCATCAGCTGGTGCAACAGTAACTGGATCTCCGCTTGGAAGAGCTGGAGCTGGCGGAAATGGATCTGGTGTACCTACTGATTTCGTTCCTGCTTCATATGGGACTCCAGGACCAAGTCCAACAATAAGATATTTTGCAGGAGGAGGAGGAGGACTTGCTGCAGGGACAACACTTCCAGTTCCTAGTGGAGGATATGGCGGAGGAGGAAATGGACAAGCTTTTGGTCGTTCTGCTAATTGTGGTGCTCCACCGCAAGGACCTACAGCAGGTTCACCAGGTACAGTTAATACTGGTGGAGGAGGTGGAGGAGGTGCTGACCAATTTTATAATGGAGGATCTGGAATAGTTTTAATAAGAGTTCCAGCAGCAGATGCTAGTAAAGAAAACTTTACATTAGCTCCTGGTACAAACACTTTAGTAACAAATCCCGATGGAAGTAAAACTGCTGTTTTTACAGTCAGCGGATCAATAAAACAAAATTAATATGGCTCATTTTGCTGAATTAGATGAAAATAATGTAGTATTAAGAATAGTGGTTGCTTGTAACCAAGATATAGCTAACAATGGTGGAGAACAATCAGAACAAGCGGCAGAACATTTTAAAACAGTGGTACCTTTTTCTAGTAATGGTGTTAAATGGGTACAGACTTCTTATAATAATAATTTTAGAGGACATTACGCAATAATAGGAGATACTTATAATAAAGAATTAAATTTATTTATACCAAAAAAACCTTTTCCATCTTGGATTTTAAATAATTCTACAGGTCATTACGAATCTCCAGTTCCTTATCCAACTAATCCACCTGAACTTGTCGGATATAAACCTTATTCTGTTTGGGATGAAGAAAATCAACGATGGAAAATACATCCTGATTTTGATATTGAAGTATAATTTTTAATTAATTTTATCAATTGTATTAAAACTTAATGCAATTCTTTCTTTTGATTTATTTATTTCATCATTAGATCCATGTAATAACCATCCAGGGAAAAGAATTAAGTCTCCAATTTCTGGTTGAAAATAGACATATTCATAATTTGATTCATTACTATCTTTTATGTTCATTACATTTATATAAGGATTTGGATTGTAAAAATATATTTTACTACTTTCTTTATCTACATTTAAATACAACACTCCAGATATTGGACTATTTGCATGACTATGCTTATTTAATTTACTATGTTTTTTTTGTATATTAGTCCATGAATGAAAAATTATTTGATCTTCTATTCCTAAAATTTTAGAATATTGTTTTATTACAGTGTTAAGTTTACTCTCTACCTCAGAGTCTTTTAAAAAATTTATAAGTAACTTATGAGTTGAAGATGCTTCACCTTTTAAAGCTCCATGATTAATATGTTTGTATTTTTTAATTTTTGTTAAAATATTTTTAATTTCTTGTTTTTCTAAGAAATTTTTATAAAATTTTATTTTAATTGGAAATAAAATTAAAGTATTTTCCATTATTTTATTAAAAATAATTAATATTTATATTTATTCTAGTTTTTTCATCAGTGCAATTTTCAGAATCATGTTCTTCTGAAGGATTAAAAAATAATATTCTATTTTCAACAGAATTAATTTTAGTGCCATCTTTTAATATAGTACCTCCATTATTTGTGTTGATTGAAAAAATAGCTCCATTATGTTTATATTTATAATCAATATGCATTTCATCCATTTTTTTAATTCCTTGGTTCGGATATAAATTAGCTTTGACTCTTATTAAAGATTTAATGTCTATAAAGTTTAATAAATTAATTTTAATAAGATCATAAAAACCACTATTTGGTTCACGGTTATAGAATATATGTTGCATATAAAATAAAGGACCTTTACTAGGTTTATTTATAAAAGAAATATCAGGGAAATAATACCATGGAAAATTTTTTCCTAATAAATTTTCTTTAATTTTTAAAAAATTTTCTTTTGGTAAAAAATTATCAATAACTTTATATTTACTTTTAATTATTTTTACCATTTATTTTCGGGGCACTTTGCTTTTTTTATTTTAACTTTTAATGGCATAAGGCATTTACAAATATTACAAACTTTTAAAAAAGGTATTAAATGTTCACATTTTAAACAAGTAAGAATTCTTTTTTTACTTATTTCTTTATCATCTACCAACATTTATTTATTCCACCAAAATATTAATGTAATTCTATCCTTATTAAGAACTTTATTTACTCCATGATAAACTTTAGATCCATTAAATAATGTAAGTAATCCTTTTTTTGGTTTTATAATTATGCCGTTTTTAGTGAAAAATTCTCCACCTTTAAAATCATCATTTAAATAAATTAAACTGTTAAATTTTGTATTTTCTCTATCACCAACATTATGAACATGTAAATTACTAAAACTTCCTTCATGCCAATTTTGTATTTGTGCCTGTCTTATTTTTAATGATAAATTTAATTTATTTTTAAAAAAATCTTGTACTTTTTTTACAATTTCTGTTTTTGTTATGTCCACAGTTCTTTCTTCCCAAGAAGAATAATTATTTAATTTTGGAGATTTTTCAAACCAAAATTTACACTCTTTTTCATTTAAAAAATCATATTCAAGAAATATTAATTCATTTTTAGCTTTTAAAAACATCTTTAATATGTACTGACATTTTTAAAAAGTAAATTTTTTAACTGTAATCTTAATTTAGATATTGTATTAGAATATTCTTCATTAATTTTAATTAATGTTTCAATATGTAGCTCATGTTTTTCAGCTCTTTCTAATAATTCTTTATTTAATTCTACTTCAGATTTTTTAACCATAGTTTCCATCATAAGTTTATTTTCTAATTCTGTTATTTTAAACTGTAGTTCGTTTATTTTTTGTTCTAAATCTATCATTTTTTAAAATCAGCGGGTAAACCTAAATGAGGTCTTTTATCAAATATATTTTGATCAGATCCTGGAGTATCTTTATTATTGTAATGTAAAAAAACTTGACCACAATCTTTTCCTTCAAAAGGTTCTCTCCAATGTTCTAATTCACATCCTAAATAAACAAGCATATCTCCTGGATTAAGATTAACTTGAATTCCTTTTGGAGCGTCTGATTTTATAATATTTTTTCCTTCATCAATGACATTATTAGTTCCAGTTGGATCTATAAAAATTGGCCATGGGTCTCCACCTAATGCAACGGTTGTTGATATTTCACAACTAAATCTATCTTTGTGTCTTTTTAAAATATCTCCTTTTTTATAAATTCTAGCATAAGAATAATTCGGAGTTAAATCTAAACCTGTAATTTTTTTAACATTAGGTAATAATTTTACTAAAAGTGTTTCCATTGCAATATCTGCATAATGAGAATAAGTATCTGGAATCTGTTGGTCATCCCATCTTCCAAAATAAGATGTAAACGGGGAAATAAATCTTTCATTAAACAATGTATTAGCAACATGTCTTTTTAATAGAAAATATTTATATAAAAAATCTGCCATTTCTTCTGAAAGAACTTTTTTACAAACAAAGTATTTTTTATTTTTAAAACTTATTTTCATGATTTCTTAGAAATTAATAACATTTTAATATAAAATAATCAAGTTCATCTAAATGGATTTCCTGTGTTCCATATTACTAATGAATGTCTTGTTCCTTTAATAACTGGGCACACTCTATGTTGAACAAAACTTGGAAAAACAACTAAGGATCCTTTTGGTAATATTTCTTTACATTTATATAAATTTGATTTCTTTGATTTTTCAGGTTCATTAAAATTAAATTCTAACTCGCCACCTTGATATTCGCTTGGATCTGATAAAGAACAAGTAACTGATAATTTTCTTATTTTACCATGTAGTTTAGTATTTGGTTTATTGTAGGGTTCATTATTAGAATCTCTATGCCAATGATAAAATTGACCCATTCCATATTTAGTAAATTGACATTCTTCAAAAGAATCTATTTCAAAATTCCAATTTGCATTAATGTTAGCTTTTTCAACATAAGGAAGGATTTCTTTGTATATCCATTTATCCGATAACCAAGAAATATTTGAATCCCTTGTTTTTCTAAGAATCTCTATTTCTTTTTTTGTAATTGGCTCTTTATCAAAATCCCTATTTTGAGAATGTATAGCTCCTGTTAATCCAACTTGTTCAAATTGTTGTTTTCCATACTTAACAACTTCATCACAAAATTTTGGTGTTAAAGCACTTTTGAAAAACCAAAAGTAATTATTTAAATTCATATTTTTAATATTATATAAACTGTATTTTAGTATACATATGTATAATATATTTTATGATAAAAAGTCAATAGACAGTATATAAATGAATATTAAATTTGTTAATGAATATCTTTTAAACGTTAAATGGTTTGAAAATAATAGCTATCAAGTTGAAGGATTATTAAAAGACTCTAATCAATATTATAAATTTGATATAAGGTTTCTAAATGATTTTAATGATAAAAAAGGTAAACTTATAAATTCTAAAAGTCAGGCAGATAAGGTCTTATTTGAAGATGATAAAAATTGGATATTAGTAGATACTCAAGAACTCGTTAAATACATGAAGGAACATAGTTTAAAAGAAGTAAAATTAGAAGAATTGATTAAAAGCATAGATTGGAATATAGTTCTTCCAAAAAAATAGTGCATTTACTAATAAAACCTATATAAGGAAAGGCCTATGCCTTTACAGAAGATACAATTTAAACCTGGATTTAACAAACAACAAACTGCAACCGGAGCCGAAGGGCAATGGATTGATGGTGATAATATTAGATTTAGGTACGGAGAACCACAAAAGATAGGTGGTTTCCAGCAACTCGTTGCTGACACCATAGCAGGTCCTGTTAGAGACCAGCATACTTGGACAGCATTAGATGGTAAAAAATATGCAGCTTTAGGATCAGCTAAAATATTAGCAATTTATTACGAACAAGATATTTTTGACATTACTCCAGTTCAGACAGCTGTAACAGGATGTAATTATACATCAACAACTGGATCAGCAATAGTTACAATTACAAAAGCAGGTCATGGATTATCTACTGGAGATTATTTAATATTTTCTGCAGCAACAACTCCAGGAGCACCTACTACAAGTTATACATCAGCAAGTTTTACAACAAATACATTTGAAGTTAGATCGGTACCAACTTCTTCTACATTCACTCTTACAATGCCAACATCTGAAACAGGTAGTGGTGTTACAACAGGTGGAACTTTATCATTTCAAGCATATGAAACAATTGGTCCAGTTGCACAAAGTCCAGCTTATGGATGGGGAACTGCGACATGGGGATTTGAGACTTGGGGAACGGAAAGATCTGTAACAAGTGTTACACTCGCTCCTGGAAGCTGGTCACTAGATAATTATGGTCAGATTTTAGTTGCTACAATTAAGAATGGTAAAACATTTACTTGGGATCCGTCTGTTGCAGGAAGATTAAGTACAAGAGCTACAGTTGTTGCAAATGCTCCAACAGCATCAATTTGTTCTGTTGTATCAGACAGAGATAGACATTTATTTTTATTTGGAACAGAAACTACAATTGGAGATCCATCAACTCAAGATCCAATGCTTATAAGATTTTCAAATCAAGAAGACATTAATACTTGGAATCCAACGGTTACAAACACTGCAGGAACTTTTAGACTAGATACTGGAAACGAGATTATAGGAGCATTACAAGGTAAAGATTATATTTTAGTTTTAACAGATCAAGCAGCTTATACAATTCAGTTTGTTGGACCTCCATTTACATTTTCAATCAGACAAGTTGGTACGAACTGTGGATGTATTGGTCAACATGCAATGGTATACGCACAGGGCGCTGTATTTTGGATGGGATTTGGAGGAGGATTCTTTGCATTTGATGGAACGGTAAAACAATTACCATCATTAGTTGAAGACTTTGTATTCACAAGTATTGGAGATAATTTAGGAATTAATTACGATGCGAGTCAAATAACTTATGCATATCATAACTCTTTATACAATGAAGTAGGTTGGAATTATGCAAAAGCTGGATCAACTCAAGTAGATAGAAACGTAGTTTATAACTTTGTTGAAAATACTTGGTCGGTTGGAACATTAGCTAGAACAACTTATAATGATGCAGTTACTTTTGATTTACCTTATGCAACACAATATAATAGAACTGGAACACCAACGTTTCCTACCATTAATGGAGTAACTAATACTTATGGTTCATCTAAATACTGGGCACAAGAAACTGGGGTCAATGAAGTAGATGCAAATGGTAATGCAACAGCGATAGCTGCATATATTAAATCAGGAGATTATGACATATCAGAACAAGGTTTGGGTGGAGATGGTCAGTTAATTATGAGAGTTAAAAGATTTATTCCTGACTTTAAGAGTTTAGAAGGCAATGTAAAAATAACTTTATTCTTTAGAGATTATCCAGCGAATGCTGATTCAACACCTTCTACAACACCACCTTTAATTACTGGACCTTTTACAATTACATCTTCAACTGATAAGGTAGATACGCGCGTGAGAGGAAGA